AGCTGGAGGATCTGTTCCTTGGTGAGCGACTTTTCCAGCCCCGCCGCGTTCACCAGCTCGGTCAGCTTGCGCGAGAAAGTGCGCTGCTGGTTGGTATAGACGATCTTGGCCGTCTGCTGGCTGATGGTGGAGCCGCCCGCCACCACCTGCCCGGCGCGCAGGTCCAGGATGATGGCGCGGGCCAGGCCGCGCGGGTCGATGCCGTTGTGATCGAAGAAGCGCCGGTCCTCCATCGCGATGAAGGCGGCGGGCAGATAGGCGGGCATCTCCGACAGTTTCAGCCGGTCGCCCACGATGGCGCCGCGATGGCCGACCTCGTTGCCCTGGGTGTCGAGGAAGGTGAAGGCCAGCGGCCGGTTCACCGCATACAGGTCCACCTTGGGATCGAGCGGCGGTGCGAACAGGCCCAGTATCACCGGCAGCAGGTAGAGTAGAGCCAGCGGCAGGGCGATCACCACCATCGTGATCGCGAAAGCGGGCGCATACCGGTCGGTGATCCGCCGCACCTGGCTCAGATTCTCGCGGGTCCAGAGGTCCTGGGGTGCGGGCATGGGGCGGATAGCTGACCGATATTTGCGGCGGATTCAAGGTGCGGGCGTGGCACAGGCTATGGAAATCGCGCCAAGCCATTGACCCGGCGCGCAGATGAACCTTACATCACGACCATTCCCCGGATTGCGGCTTCCCCCCTCCGCCCTTCGCACCTGATCGGTGCTACGGGCCCCTCCCCGTTCATGCGCTTGCGCGCCGGGGAGGGGCGGCCGTCGCGTGCATTGCTCGGGCCTCACAGGATCATGACATGGCGGGGCAGACCTCGGCGGCGTCCAGAAACGCCCCGGAAACCGAATGGCTGGACACAATGGTGAAACGACTGATGACCACCCTGGAACAGCAGCTTGCGGCCATCGCCAAGGCCGAGGAGGGCGGCGACGCCCGCAGCCGCGCCGCCGACGCCCGCACCCTGGCGGCGCTGGAACGCACGCTGGAACGGCTGTCGAAACTGGAACGCGAACGCGCCGCCGTGCGCGAGAAGAAGATTTCTCCCCATGACGGACAGGCCCGAACGGCGCTGGAGCGCCGACTGGATAAACGCCTTGCCGCCGCCGCAAAGGCAGATGGTGCTGGAAAGCCTCAGCGCGGATGACGCGCGGGTACTGGACGCCTGGCGGTTCTGGGCGCGCGACGCGCAACTGCCGCCGCCGGGCGCGTGGCGCATCTGGCTGTTCCTGGGCGGGCGCGGCGCGGGCAAGACCCGCAGCGGCGCCGAATGGCTGGCCGAACAGGTGCGGGAAGGGCGCATGGCCCGCATCGGGCTGGTGGGCGCGACCATGCGCGATGTCCGCGCCGTGATGGTGGAAGGGGAATCGGGTTTGTTGAACGTGGTGGAAGGGCTGGATTTCCAGCCCTCCAACAATCTCCTGCGCTGGCCGGGCGGCGCCACCGCGACGCTGCTGTCGGCAGAGGAGCCGGACAGTTTCCGGGGCCATCAGTTCGACGGGGTGTGGGGCGATGAGTTCGCCAAGTGGCGCGACCCGCAAGAGGCGCTGGACATGGCGCTGATGGCGTTGCGGCTGGGAGCCGATCCGCGCATGTTGCTGACCACCACGCCGCGCAACATTCCGGCGCTGAAGGCGCTGCTGGATTCGCCCGATGTGGCGGTGACGCGCAGCCGCACTGCCGACAACCAGGCCAACCTGGCGGACGGCTTTTACGATTTCATGCAGGCGCGCTATGGCGCCAGCACGCTGGGGCGGCAGGAACTGGATGGCGAGTTGATCGCCGATCATGACGGCGCCCTGTGGAAGCGCGGCTGGATCGAGGCGGGGCGGGTAACGGATATCCCGGCGCTGGATCGTATCATTGTTGCGGTGGATCCGCCCGCCGGGATCGCCGGTGACGAATGCGGCATCGTGGTGGCCGGACGCCATGCGGACCGGGGCTATGTGCTGGCCGACCTGTCGGCGGGCGGCCTGACCCCCGCGGGCTGGGCGGCGCGGGCGGTCACGGCCTTCGCCGATTTCGAGGCCGATGCGATCATCGCCGAGGCCAATCAGGGCGGCGAGATGGTGCGCAGCGTGTTGCGCCAGGCGGATTCGGATGCGCCGGTGACGCTGGTGCATGCCTCGCGCGGCAAGCTGGCCCGCGCCGCGCCCTTTGCGGCGCTGTACGAGGCGGGCCGCATCCATCATGCCGGGCGTTTCGCCGAACTGGAGGACCAGATGTGCCATTACGACGGGCAGGGGAGCAAAAGCCCCGACCGCATGGATGCGCTGGTCTGGGCGCTGGCCGACCTGTTCGGCACCCGCCGCACCGCGCCGCGCATTCGCAAGCTGTAGGATCATCCATGTTCGATTTCTTCCGCAAGACGCCGCCCGAGACAAAGGGCGGCGCGCCGCTGATCGCCCTGTCGTTGCAGGGCCGCACCCGCTGGAGCGGGCGCGACACCGCCAGCCTGGCGCGGATGGGGGTGATGACCAACACCATCGCCTATGCCTGTGTCCGCAAGATCGCGGGTGCGGCGGCCAGCGTCCCTTGGCTCCTCTATGACGGCGACCGTGAACTGGACAGCCATCCGTTGCTGACGCTGCTGGCGCGGCCCAACGGCATGGAGGACGGCGCGGGCCTGTTCGAGCGCTGGCATGCCTTCCTCCAGACGGCGGGCAACGCCTATCTGGAATGCGTGACGCTGGATGGGGTGCCGCGCGAGCTGCATGTGCTGCGGCCCGACCGGGTCAAGGTGGTGGCGAGCGCGCGCGGCTGGCCGGTCGCCTATGACTATACGGTGGACGGCCAGGCCACCCGCATCGGGCGCGATGCGTCGGGCTTCCTGCCGGTGCTGCACACGGCGCTGTTCCATCCGCTGGACGATTATTACGGCCTGTCGCCGCTGGAAGTGGCGGGGGCGGCGATCGAGGTCCACAATGCCGGGGCGGCCTGGACCAAGGCGCTGCTGGACAATGCGGCGCGGCCCAGCGGCGCACTTATATATAGGGGTGTGGAGGGATCGGGCCTCAGCGAGGAGCAGTTCGGGCGGCTGAAGCGCGAACTGGAGGATGCCTATCAGGGCAGTGCCAATGCCGGGCGGCCGATGGTGCTGGAAGGCGGGCTGGACTGGAAGGCGATGAGCCATGCCCCCGCCGACCTGGATTTCGCCGAGAGCCGCGCGATGGCGGCGCGCGAGATCGCGCTGGCCTTTGGTGTGCCGCCCATGCTGCTGGGGATTCCCGGCGACAACACCTATTCCAACTATGCCGAGGCCAACCAGACTTTCTGGCGCCAGGCAGTTTTGCCGCTGGTGGCGCGCACGGCGGCGGCGCTGACCCGCTGGCTGGCGCCGCGCTTCGGCGATGGCCTTCGGATCGGTTTCGATACCGATGCGGTGGAGGCGCTGGCGGCGCAGCGCGAAAGCCTGTGGTCCAAGCTGGATGGCGCCAGCTTCCTGACCGTCAACGAAAAGCGGGCGGCGGCGGGCTATTCGCCGCTGGAGGATGGCGGGCGGATGTGAGCGGTGTAGGATCGGTGCATGTGGGACGGCATGACACTGGTTTCGGGGCGCGACTGCGGCGGCTGCACGGTCTGCTGCACCGTGCCGCGCATCGACCAGCCCGACATCCAGAAGGTGTCCGGCGCGACCTGCCGCCATCGCGGCGATACGGGCTGCGCCATCTATGACACACGCCCGCAGGTCTGCCGCAGTTTCTATTGCGCCTGGCGGACGGTGGAGATTTTCGATGACGGGTGGCGGCCCGACCTGTCCGGCGTGTTTCCGCAGGTGGAGACGCGCGGCATTCCCGAAGCCTTCGGCATGGATACCGGGATCGACCTGATGCTGGTGGGCAATCCGTTGAAGACGGTGCGCCAGCGCTGGTTCCAGGATTTCGTGGTGACGGGCGTGATGCATTCCATTCCGGTCTTCCTGTCGCTGCCCGGCCCGCGCGGCCATCATGCCGCGCAGGTGCTGCTGAATACCGGGCAGATGCGGGACGCCATCGCGCGGGGCGCGGTGAAGGACGGGCTGGAGGCGGCGCTGAAGATCCTGCGCGGCTGGGCGTTCGAGCCCGCCGGCATGACCCATGCGGGACATGATGTGAGCACATGACCATCGTTGAACAATTGCGGGCCGTGCCCGACAGGAAGTTTCCGGCCGCCCTTGTGGCGGCTTTTTTATTGCAGACGGCGGGCGCGCTGTTCTGGGCCGGAAGCGCCGCCGAGCGCATCGCCGACCTGGAGCGCAGCCGCGCCGCCGACCAGGCCGCCGTGGCCAAGGTCGCGGTGATCGAGGAACAGGTGCGCGGCATCAAGGAAAGCCTGGACCGCATCGAAACCAAGCTGGACCGGGCTTCAAGGTAGAGATCACGACATTGGTACAGATCGTTCACGCGCGGCGTCCGCTGGCGCGCAGGAATACCCATGCCGGTTTGACGGCGCTGGGGCCGGAGCAGTTCGAGGGCTATGCCTCGCTGTTCGGCGTCGCGGACGGTGGCGGCGATACGGTGGCGCCGGGCGCTTTCGCCGCCTCGTTGCGGCGGCGGGGCGCGGGCGAGGTCCGCATGCTGTACCAGCACTTTTCCCATGCCCCCATCGGGGTGTGGGAGGAAATCCGCGAGGATGGCCGCGGCCTGTATGTGCGCGGGCGGCTGGCCCGCGAGGTCGAGCAGGCGCGCGATGTCGCCGCGCTGTTGGCCGAAGGCGCGCTGAACGGCCTGTCCATCGGTTTTCGCACCCAGCGCGCCCGCCGGGCGGCGGCGGGGCGCATCCTCGAACAGGTCGAGCTTTGGGAGATTTCGGTCGTGACCTTTCCCCTTCTACAGGGTTCGCGGGTCACGGCCATCGGCGCGCGCCGGGCATCCGTCCAGGAACCGGATCCCGGCCTGGCGCGGATCATTCGGCAAGCAACCGGCGCGATGGGCGCCTGATTCAAGCAGGAGTATCTATGGAACTGGAAACCAAGGCCGTCGAGCACGGCCAGACCTTCGAGATCAAGCAGGCTTTCGACGAATTCCTGTCGGGCTTCGAAGCCTTCAAGCAGGCCAATGACGAGCGCCTGAAGGGGCTGGAGCGCCGCGGCGCCGATGTGCTGCAGGAGGAAAAGGTGGCGCGCATCGACCGCGCCCTGACCGAGCAGAAGCAGGCGCTGGATGCGCTGGTGTTGGCGGCGTCGCGCCCCGTGCTGGGCGGCGAACGCAAGGCCTTCGATCCGGCGGGCGCCGAGCGCAAGCAGGCCTTCGACCGCTATGTCCGCAAGGGCGAAAGCCCGGACATGGAAATCAAGGCCCATGAAATCAAGGCGATGAGCGCGGGCAGCAACGCCGATGGCGGCTATACCGTGCCGCTGGAGATCGAGCGCACCATTGACCGGGTGCTGGCCAAGGCCTCGCCGGTGCGCGCCATCTCCACCGTGCGGGCGATCGGCGGCGGCACCTATCGCAAGCCCATCGCCACCGCGGGCGCGGCCAGCGGCTGGGTGGGCGAAACCGGCACCGTCAGCCAGACCAATACCCCGACCCTGGCGGCGCTGGATTTCCCGGCGATGGAGCTTTACGCCATGCCCGCCGCCACCCAGACCCTGCTGGACGACAGCCAGGTGGATATCGAACAGTGGCTGGCCGACGAGGTGCAGATCGTCTTCGCCGAGCAGGAAGGCGCGGCCTTTGTCGGCGGTGACGGTTCGGGCAAGCCCAAGGGCTTCCTCAGCTATACCAAGGTGGCCGACACAGGCTGGAGCTGGGGCAATATCGGCTATGTCGCCTCCGGCGCGGACGGCGCATTCATGGACGCCGAGGACGCGCCCGCCGACGCGCTGCTGAACCTGGCCTATGCCCCGCGCCAGGCCTATCGCGCCAACGGCCGCTGGGTGATGAACCGCAAGACCGAAAGCGCCATCCGCAAGCTGAAGGACGCCGGCGGCAATTACCTGTGGCAGCCCGGCACGGCGGCGGGCCAGGCGGCGACCATCTTCGGCTATCCGGTGACGGAAGTGGAAGACATGCCCGATATCGCGTCGGGCGCCTATGCCATCGCCTTTGGCGATTTCGCCCGCGGCTATCTGGTGGTGGACCGGGTGGGTGTGCGGGTTCTGCGCGATCCCTACAGCGCCAAGCCCTATGTGCTGTTCTACACCACCAAGCGCGTGGGCGGCGGGGTGCAGAATTTCGAGGCGATCAAGCTTTTGAAATTCTCTGCTTCCTGACCCCTCCGTCGGCAGCTCAGGTCGGCAAGAGCCGACACTTCGCTGCCGCCACCTCCCCTTCCTGTGCGCTGTGCGCACGAAGGGGAGGCGGGTCTCTGGAATTCGCAATTAAGACCCCCCTCCGGTTTCAGCTTCCGCTTGGCTCCCAAGGGGTCGCCTTCGCACGCTGAAACCACCTCCCCCTTTCATGCGCTTCGCGCATAAGGGGGAGGGAGGTCTCTGGAATACGTATCGCAGCGTGGTTTTGACCATGCGCGAGGCCGCCCTGTGGCGGCGCCCTGGCCCCACGGTTTTCCCCCAATGCCGTGGGGCCTTTCTTTTCGAGGATCGCGATGCCGCTGCAACTGACCGCGCCGCCCGCCACAGAGCCGGTGACACTGCAACAAGCCAAGACCTGGCTGAAGGTCGAGACCGATGACGAGGATGCGCTGATCGCCGCGCTGATCCCGGCGGCACGGGCCCGCGCCGAATGGCATACCGGCCGCGCCTTCATCACTCAGGGCTGGACCCTGTGGCTGGATTCGGCGGCGGCCGCGATTGAAATCCCGCTGCCGCCGTTGCGGGCGGTGACGGCGGTCACGCTCTATCGCGCCGATGGCGGCGAGGCGGTGCTGGATGCGAACGATTACACCGTGGATGTGCCCGGATCGCGGCTGGTGTTCCGCGATGCGCCCGCGAACCTGCGCGCCGTGGGCGGCATCGCCATCGCCTTCACCTGCGGCTATGGCGTGGCCGCCGATGTGCCCGCGCCCATCGCCAGCGCCATCCTGATGCTGCTGGCGGCGCTGTACGAACATCGCGGCGACGATGCCGCGCCTTCGCCGGACGGCGCGCTGGCGCTGCTGGCGCCCTATCGCGGCGTCCGGCTGTGACCCATTCCAACAGGAGAGCATCATGACGGCCAAGCGCGGCAGGGACCTGCTGATCAAGATCGGAAACGGAGCCGAGCCGGAAAGCTTCACCACAGTGGCGGGCCTGCGCGCCAGCACTCTGGCCTTCAATGCCCAGGCGGTGGATATCACCAATGCCGATTCCGCCGACATGTGGCGCGAATTGCTGGCAGGCGGCATGAAGTCGGCCACCATTTCCGGCTCCGGCATCTTCAAGGATGCGGCGTCGGACGCGGCGTTGCGTGCCATCTTCTTCGGCGGCGACAATGGCAGCTTCCAGGTGGCGATCCCCGGCTTCGGCCTGGTGACGGGGCCATTCCGCCTGACCGCCATGCAATATGACGGCGCCCATGACGGCGAACTGAAGATGTCGCTGACCCTGGCCAGCGCGGGCGCGCTGACTTTCGAGGCCGCGTGATGGTGAATCGGGCGCGCGGCGAGGCGGCGCTGGAAGCGGGTGGCCGGGCCTATCGCCTGCTGCTGACGCTGGGGGCGCTGGCCGAGATCGAGGACGGGCTGGGACTGGACGACCTGCCCCAGGTGTCGGCGCGGTTGGCGCAGGTCAAGGCGGCGGACCTGGCCATCGTGGCGGCGGCGCTGCTGCGCGGCGGCGGCCATGACATGTGCCCGGCCGAAGTGCTGCGCCTGCCCTGCGACCTGGGCGCGCTGATGCGCGCGGTGACGCAGGCATTCGAGCGGGCGGGCCTGGAGCAGGGAGGCGAGGCGGCGGCGCGCCAAAGCCCTTTTCCTGGGACCGCTGCCTGACGCTGGGGCTGGGGCGCATGCGTCTCGCGCCGGACGTCTTCTGGCGGATGTCGCTGCGCGAATGGCGCGCGCTGCTGGATGGGCATCCGGGCACGGCCGCGCCGGGCCTGACGCGCGGCGAACTGGATCAACTGATGCGGGAACATCCTGATGGCCACGGACAATGACGATCTGAATACTTCCCTGGCCTCGGCGGCCAATGCGCTGGCCGGATTCGCGGGCGGCCCGGTGCAGAGCGCCGCCGACACCATCGAGCGGACGGTGTCGCGCAGCTTCAACGCGGTGTCGAACACCATCGCGCGGGCGGCGCTGTCTGGGCGCGATTCCATCTCGCAGCTCACCACCGCCATCCTGGCGGATTTCGACCGCATCGCGGTCAGCCAGTTCATCGTCAAGCCGGTCAGCGGGCTGGTCGGGTCGCTGGCCAGTTCGCTGGCGGGCGCCTTGCTGCCGGTGGCGGGCGCGCGCGCGGCGGGCGGCCCGGTCGCGCCCGGTGGCAGCTATCTGGTGGGCGAACAGGGGCCGGAACTGTTCACGCCCTCCGGTCACGGCGAAATCACATCCCATGCCGCGCTGTCGGCGCGGGGCCCCAGCGTGACGGTGAACATCACCACGCCCGACGCGGCCTCGTTCCAGAAATCGAAAAGCCAGGTGGCGGCGATGATGGCGCGGGCCATCGCGCAGGGGAATCGGAATCTATGAATTTCCATGATGTCAGCTTTCCGCTGGCCATCGCCTTCCAGTCCACCGGCGGGCCGGTGCGCCGGACCGAGATCGTCACGCTGGGCTCCGGCCATGAGGAGCGCAATGCGGTCTGGGCCGGATCGCGCCGCCAGTTCGACATCGGCTCGGGCGTGCGGACCCTGGATGACCTGTCGGCGGTGATCGCCTTTTTCGAGGCGCGGCAGGGCCGCCTCTATGCCTTCCGCTTCCGCGATTTCACCGACTGGAAATCCTGCGCGCCCGGCGGCGTTCCATCGCCCGCCGACCAGGCCATCGCCATCGGCGACGGCGTCACCGCCAGCTTTCCGCTGGTCAAGACCTATGCCTCCGGCGTGGGATCCTGGACGCGGCCCATCACCCGGCCGGTGGCGGGCAGCGTACGGGCGGCGGTGGATGGCGTGGAAACTGCCATCACTGTCGCGGACGGAACCATCAGCTTCGCCGCCGCGCCCGCCAACGGCGCCACGATCACCGCGGGTTATGAATTCGACTGCGCCGTTCGCTTCGACAGCGATGCGCTGGCGGTCAACCTGGCGACGTTCACCGCGGGCGAAATCCCCTCCATCGCGTTGGTCGAGGTGCTGTCATGAAGATCCTGCCCGAAGGGATGCAGGCGCATCTGGATGGCGGCGCCACCACCTTGTGCTGGTGCTGGCGGCTGACGCGCGGCGACGGCCTGGTGCAGGGTTTCACCGACCATGACCGGCCGCTGAATTTCGATGGGGTGACCTATCAGGCGGCCAGCGGCTTCACCGCCAGCGAGGTCCATTCCGCCCTGGGCCTGGCGGTGGACAATCTTGCGCTGGCGGGCGCGCTGTCGGCGGCCGCGCTGAACGAAGACGACCTGGCGGCGGGGCGCTATGACAATGCCGCCATCGCCATCTGGCGCGTCAACTGGACCGATGTGCGCCAGCGGGTGCTGATGCGGTCGGGCACGCTGGGCGAGGTGACGCGCAGCGGCAAAAGCTTCCAGGCCGAGATACGCGGCCTGGCCCAGGCGCTGAACCAGCCGGTGGGCCGGGTGTTCGGGCATCTGTGCGACGCCGCGCTGGGCGATGCCCGCTGTGGCGTGACGGTGGCGCCGCAGGCCGGCACGGTGACGCTGGCGGCGGATGCGCGGCGCTTTGCCGCCGACGGGCTGGATGGGTTCGCGGCGGGCGAACTGACCGGCGGGCGTCTTGTCTTTACCTCCGGCGGCAATGACGGCTGCGGCATGGAGATCAAGGCGCATGTCCGCAGCGGCGGCGCGGTCCAGATCGAATTGTGGCAGGCGATGCCCGAACCCGTGAGCCCCGGCGACGGCTTCACGGTGACGCCCGGCTGCGACAAGCAGTTTTCCACCTGCAAGGCGCGCTTCGGCAATGCCGTGAACTTTCGCGGCTTTCCCTTCATGCCCGGCAATGACGCGGTGCTGGCGGTGCCGGGGCTGGGACAGGCGCTGGATGGCGGCAGCCGCTATGGCAATTGAGATCGTGGCGGCGGCGCGCGGCTGGATCGGCACGCCCTATCTGCATCAGGCCAGCCTGAAGGGTGTGGGCTGCGATTGCCTGGGCCTGTTGCGCGGCGTGTGGCGCGAGCTGCGCGGCGATGAGCCGGAAGCGGTGCCGTCCTACGCGCCCGACTGGGCGGAAAGCGGCGATGCCGAGCCGCTGCGCGACGCGTTGGCGCGGCATCTGTCGCCGGTTTCGCTGGCGGATGGGATGCCCGGCGATGTCGTGCTGTTCCGCATGGGGCGCGGCGGCCCCGCCAAGCATTGCGGCATCCTGGCCGCGCGGGACGGCCTGCCTACCTTGATCCATGCCCGCCAGAACCGGCGGGTCTGCGAAGAAGCTTTCTCGGCCTTCTGGCGCGCGCGCCTGGCCTTCACTTTCCGGGTCTGACTTATGGCATCGCTTGTACTGGGCGTGGCCGGCTCCGCGCTGGGCGGCGCATTGCTGGGCGGCGGCGTCTCGCTGCTGGGCGTGGGCATCACCGGCGCGCAGATCGGCGGCGCGATCGGCGCGCTGGCGGGCGCGGCGCTGGATTCGGCGCTGACGCCGGGCCGCGAGATCACGCGCACCGGCCCGCGCCTCTCCGACATCAACATCCAGGCCTCCACCGAAGGCGCGCCGATCCCGCGCGTCTTCGGGCGCATGCGCCTGGCGGGGCAGGTGATCTGGGCCAGCCGCTATCGCGAGACCGCGACCACCACCAAAGTCAGCAGCGGCGGCAAGGGCGGGCCCAGCGTCACCACCAGCCAGACCGACTACAGCTATTCGATCTCCTTCGCGGTGGGGCTGTGCGCCGGTCCGGCCACGCGGCTGGGCCGCGTCTGGGCCAATGGCACGCTGCTGGACCTGTCGCAGGTGACCCTGCGCTTTCATCGCGGCGGCGAGGATCAGGCCGCCGATCCGCTGGTCGCCGCGATCGACGGCGATGTGCCGGGTTTTCGCGGGCTTTGCTATGTGGTGTTCGAAGACTTGGCCCTGGCCGCCTTCGGCAACCGCATTCCCCAGTTGCAGTTCGAGGTCTGGCGCGGCCTGTCCGACACCAGCCCCGAAAGCCTGGAGAACCGGCTGGGCGCGGTGGCGCTGATCCCCGGCGCGGGCGAGTTCGTCTATGCCGACGCGCCGGTCTTTGCCGATGACGGCTTTGGCGGCGGCACGGCGCTGAATGTGCATGGCGCGGGCGGTGAAACCGACCTGATCGCCTCGCTGGACGATCTGGCGGCGACCGCGCCCAACCTGGGCGCGGTGTCACTGGTGGTGGGCTGGTTCGGCGACGACCTGCGCGCGGGCCAGATCGGCATCCGCCCCGGCGTGGAGGATGCGGTCAAGACCACCTATCCCCTGGAATGGTCGGTGAACGGCGTGGCGCGCGCCGATGCCCATGCCGTCAGCCGCATCGAGGGCCGTCCCGCCTATGGCGGCACGCCGTCCGATACCAGCATCGTGCAGGTGATCGCCGCGCTGAAGGCGCGGGGCCTGCGGGTGCTGTTCAATCCTTTTCTGTTCATGGATGTGGCGGTGGACAATGCGCTGCCCGATCCGTCGAGCGGCGCAGACCATCAGCCGCCCTATCCCTGGCGCGGGCGCATCACCTGTCTCGCGGCGGATGACGGCACACCATCGGCGGCGGCGCAGGTGACGCATTTCTTCGGCACGGCACAGGCCGGTGATTTCACGGTCAGCGGCACCAGCGTGCAATGGACCGGCGGCGCGGACTGGGGCTGGCGGCGCATGGTGCTGCACTATGCCCATCTCTGCGCCGCGGCGGGCGGGGTGGACGCCTTCCTGATCGGTTCGGAAATGCGCGGCCTGACGCGGGTCCGTGACGGCGCGGTGCATTATCCTGCCGTGGACGCGCTGAAAGTACTGGCGGCGGACGTGCGCGCCATCCTGGGGCCGGACGTGAAGATCGGCTATGGCGCGGACTGGACCGAATATGGTGGCCACCAGACCGGCGATGCGCCGGGCGCGATCCTGTTCAACCTCGATCCGCTCTGGGCCGACGCCAATATCGATTTTATCGGCATCGACAATTACCTGCCGCTGTCGGACTGGCGCGACGGCGAGGCGCATCTGGATGCGGGACAGGCGCAGACTGTGACCGACGCCGCCTATCTGGCGGCCAATATCCGGGGCGGCGAGGGCTATGACTGGTATTACGCCGACGATGCGGCCCGTGCCGCGCAGGCGCGCACCCCCATCACCGACGGACTGGGCAAGCCCTGGGTCTGGCGCGGCAAGGATATCTGGAACTGGTGGCGCCATCCGCATCATGACCGCCCCGATGGCGGCGAGAATGACACGCCGACGGACTGGATACCGGAATCCAAGCCCATCTGGTTCACCGAACTGGGCTGTCCCGCCATCGACAAGGGCAGCAACCAGCCCAATGTCTTTGTCGATCCCAAGTCCAGCGAAAGCTTCGTGCCGTATTATTCCAGCGGCGCGCGCGACGACCTGATCCAGCGCCGCTTCCTGGAGGCCCATTTCAATTTCTGGCGCGACGGCGGGAACAATCCCGTTTCCGCCGTCACCGGCCTGCCCATGCTGGATACGGCCAATATCTATGCCTGGTGCTGGGATGCGCGGCCCTATCCCGAATTTCCGGCGCTGTCCGCGGTGTGGGGCGATGCCGCCAACTATCCGGTCGGGCACTGGCTGAACGGGC